GATTGCTTGAGTTACTTCAGGCGAGCTATTTTGCCGACGGTAACTTGCGCCCCTGTAGCCCAATTGGCAGAGGCAACGGATTCAAAACCCGTCCAGTGTGAGTTCGAGTCTCACCGGGGGCACTATTTGAGAAGCCGCTCTCACCTCGATATTTAGCGAGGTGGGGGCGGTTTTTTCATGGTTTTTTGGGCGCTGACTTTCACCCTCTTTCACTCTCTTTCACCGTCTTTTTGAGCCAAAAGTGAGCCAAAAGTGAGCCAAAAACGGCTCGTTCAATCCAGCAGTTCCGGCGTCTTTCTCATCTCGAACCTGTATGCGATTCTTTTTCGCTTGTTGGCATGAAAAAAGCGCCCCGCCGACCAACTATTAAAGAACTCTTAACAGTTGGCGTACGGGGCATACCTCACGCCTCATCTGCTTCAGACGCCTGCGGCGGATTCCTTGCCGTCGGCGACTGATACGACGCACGCACCACCGCCGCTAAATCCGCAATATCTGGCTCCGGAGGCGCAGTCTTACGGTCACTGCGCACCCAATCAACAAAGTCACGCAGCCAGCCAATCGCATCCTCCAGCGCGCGACGCAACTGATGCGTACGGTCCTCCTCGACCCTCAACAACACCTGCGTCGCCCGCAGCGCAGCCTCCACATCATCCAGTCGAGTCTCGAGCCGTGCGATGCGATCACCCTGCCGCTGCAAAAGGTCACCGTTGAACGTGACACTCGCTTCTTCCTTGCGCCCTTTAAGGCCAAGCCACGCAACAACAATGCCAACGATTGCTCCCGGGAGCGCTGCTAGGAGATCTGCCCAACCGAAGTCCATGAGAGACCTCCTTAGTGCTTGGCATAGTTTCGTCCCATGACTGCGCCCGACGCCATGGCGGTTGCGGCCAGCAGCGAGTAGTTCTTCGCGCTAATCCACATCCTCGACCCATCGACGACAGCATCAATCGCGAAGCTGATAGCCCACATCGCAAGTAGCGCCCCCACGATCGCGATCCCAATCGTCCGTGAAACACGCCCCACGGCGGCCCACCGGTCGGTTACGGGCGCCACCGCCCCGACGGCCAGCAGTGCTGCTGCGACCGCCCACGCGAACGCCGGTGAGCCGCTAGGCAGCACGGACTCCACCGGAGTAAGCGCACTAACGCTCTTGCCGTAGTAGCCTGCCGAGGTGGCTGCCGCGAACGTCGCCCACACGGCTGCAATAAGCCGTGGGCTAAACACCCGCCCTAACATGGCCTACTCCCCCGCCCGGTGCTCGCCGACGTACTCGCTGGCGTTGGTGGTGGCCGCCGCCGTCGTGATGCCCAGCACCGGCGCGATCACTGCTAGAAGCGCATCGAACTGCACCTCGCTGCCCCAACCCAGGTAGGTGCCGAGCACGCCAAGGGCAGCAGCAACACCGTAGAGCGCCTGGCGCCACGGGCTCGTAGAGTGCAGCAGCGCGAAGATGAGCGTGACCGTCGCGACCGCCACACCGGTGATGGCTGGCGCTGCGGCGCCGTCCAGGACACCCCAGGATACGAGCGCTGCGACCAGCGCGGACGCGACCGCGTACCAGGTCGCACGAGCCGACGCGGGAACAAGGTTACGGACAGAATTCATTTTTGCCTCCTATGGCTATAGAAAAAGCCCGCGCGACGATCACGCGGGCATGAAAAAGCACCCTCCCGGGTGCCTACTGTTCTTTCTTTTCGACCAACTCAAGCAGCCGGTCAAACTTCTTATCCAACGCCTCCAAGCGCTGCGCGTTGGCGTCAATCATCCTGCGGGACTCGAACACGCCCCGGTCGATATACATGATGTAATCCGCCAAAGGCGCAACATGCGTAGATCCCGGCACATGCGACTTGCATGGGGTATCCAGCGTCAGCGGTGCTTTCGGCACCGGGGCCGGTGGGATTGCTACCGCCGGGGCAGTTTTACCGGCGTTGATTTCCTTCGCCCTGGCGAGCACCACATCATAGGGGAACTCATAACCGGGGTCCCAATGGTCCGTGTTCCCCCACACCTGGGCTTCGAGGTGACCAGCGACACCGTGCTTGCCCGCGCCGAGTTCCTCACGCGTCAACTTCACTAGCGGGATGTCGTAGGTGCGTGCCCAATACGCGATGACACGCGCCGCGCCCTCCAGCATCTTTGGTTGCGCGAGCCACTCCGCGCGGGTCATTTTCGCCTGCGCCACGAGGGACACGTGGAGGGCGATGTCGTTGCCCTTGTTGCCCACCGACCAGGTTTGCCAATCATCAGTGTTCGCCAGCGTGATTTGGCCCGACGCATCCACCAGGCGGTGATAGGAGCCGGTACGAGTCCGCACCTGATAATCCAGGATATTTCGCGACGACGTGCCCGGTGTGTTCTCCGTCGTGTGGACGATGATGCGCTTCTTCGGCAGCGGCGTGGGGTTCCCGAATGGGATTAGGTGATGTAGGTCAATATCGACCGCGTTGTCAGCCACAGGGGCCTCCTTCTTTTTGTCTTGTGGGGGCGTGGTGGTTCCCGGTGCTGCTTGCCCCCAGTAGTCGTGCAGCACCTCGTTCACATCGACCTGGATTCCTTCGGGGCCGGTGACATTGTGGGTGCCCTGGTACAGCACGGCCTCCGGGGCGCGCTGCCCACCAGACCATGATTTGGTTTGCCACGCGAGCGCTTTTCCCCCGCCGAGGTCGGCTATCACCCCATCCTGATGCGCCCAGGCGATGACACGAGAGTGTCCGTAGATGCCGACGCGTTCACGTCCGAGTACTTCACAGGCCGCCTTGAAATATTCGACCGCCGTGGTGTTCCACTGGTCTAGGGTGATGTCGAAATCAACCGCGAAAAATACCGGGTAGCCGGTGCGGGCGATTGCTTTCAGTTGCTTGCCGGCGTTGGTTGCGTCGGCCAGGCCCCCTTCGCGCCCTCGCATAGCGTCAGGGCTGCTGGCCCCGCCGTATTGCCATACAAACGCCATATCTAGCGCTTGCGTTTTGAAGTTTTGGGCTTCCTCCGCCGTGGCTGGCTTGCCTTTCATCCACGCCTCGCGGGGTGGGCTGAGGTACCGCACCGCGCCCACATGACCCGCGTCACGGATTGCGCTCGCCGAGATGGGAGACACGCTGTAATCAAGAACAGTTCCCATGTTTATCATCCTTGCTTTTTGGGTATAAGAAAACCCCGCACAAAGCAGGGCTAAGAGTTCGGGTAGTGGTTCCTAGTTTGGGCTACCCGTAGACGGGGACTAGCAGCTCAACCACAGTTCTGTTTTTGATACCAATCTGTATTACATTTCCTTGAACCTCGATTATCCCGTACGGAGCTTCTGCGGAAATACTGCTTACAGGAAGCGATGCTGCACTCCCCCGCGCGCGAATACGCAAGTCACGCATGCCAACATACGGAGCGAGCTTTGTCTCTTCTCCGTTCAACGTTGCAACCTGGTCAATGTACCTAGCCCGGCTTGTAACTGCGGCGCCCACCTTATACCCAATAATCTTCCGGCTTGGCCAGACTTTCCTGGTGCCCGCGTATACAGCAGTGACCGCGCTACCTGCCACCCGAACAGTCGTCGCATTCTGCAAAATAGCCACTGGCTACTCCTCGATGTAAATCGTGTCCGAGCGAGACCCGGTGCCGCGGGCGATAGTACGGTAGTCGCTCGACGTGACTGCCGTTGACCGCAACGCCTCGACCTGACGTGTCAGTTTCTGTATCTCTGATTGGAGGCGGGAGATGAGGTCTGTGATGCTGACCCATTCGGAGCCTGACCGGGTTCCTTGCTCGACCATGAGGCGGCCTTTGACGGAGGTTTGGGTTCCTGAGCCGCCGATGGTGATGTTGCCTCGGTCGTCTACGGTGACGGCTTGGTTGTTGACCTTCCTCCACAGATTGTCCAGGGCGGTTGCAACACTTGTGCCGTTGTCTTGGGTGATTTCTGAGGCTTTATGCGTGTGCGACACGTTCGCTTTCGCGTCCAACTGCTTCTTCGTCACCGCATCCTGCGGCCCCACCGCGTCACCCACGCGCATAGTTCCCGTCTGCGTGCGCAGCGCCATCGTCAACGGAGTCGGGTTGTAGTCCGACTTCGACGAGGCCAGGTATGTTTTATCCGCGTACGCTTTCGTCACCGCGTCATCGTCTGCCTGTGGCGTCGCGACTTTCACCTGCCCACCTGTGGTGCGCTGGACGAGCGCATCAGCCACAACCGAAGCGCTCACCGTCTGCTTGTCCATCTTCTCCGCCAGGCCGGGGACTTTCACATCATCCCACGTGCCCCCGAGGTCGCCAGACAACTGCACCACGCCCGGCGCGATTGATGTCGCCCTCGGAAGGTCAGTTTGGGCTTTATCAGCGCGGGCTAGGGACTCGCGAACATCGGGGGCTAGTGTCTCCCTTGCCCAGCCTCCCTCTGGTGCGCCCTGCTTAGCCGACGCCGCCGCTTGCACCGCTTCATCCCGGGCTGTCTCGGAAGCTTGCTGTGCAGTAACGGCATTGACTCTCGCGCTCGTGGCTTGGGCCCGTGCGGCTTCTGATGCCTCCTGGGCTTCACCGGCGCGCACTGCCGCCGACTCAGCCCGAATCCGGTCGGCCTCCGAAGCGGCCGCGTAGCGTTTCGCATCCCGCACACCAGCCAGCACAATCTCCGCCTGGCCACGCGCTGCGTCAGCCGAACCCTGCGCATTCTGCTCTGACTGCGCTGCCGCCCGCGTGTATCCCGCCATCTCTCCACGGATACGCTCCGCAGTTGATACCGCCGCCGACGCCGCCGATTCCGCGGCGCGATCAGCATCAGACTTCGCAGACTCTGCCGACGAGGCAGCCTCACGAGCCGATACACCAGCAGCAGACTCCGACGCCACAGCCGCCTTCTGCGCCGCTTCAGCCCGAGCCGTCAGGTCCTCAAACTCGGGGCGCACAACACCAATAGCTGACTCCACTACCCGCGCCACCGACGCCTGCGCCGCAAGAGTCTCATCACGAGCCCGACCAGCAGCGGCCTCCGCACCAGACGCCCGTCCAGCCGCGGCTTCTGCCTTCGCTGCCGCTGCCCGAGCCGCCGTCACAACCTCCGGCGCATACTCGACTTCCCGGGTGAAGATATCCGCCAAACTATACGGGTCACGCTGATCTGGTAGGTCAAACTCCACCTCGGTGTACACGCCCGGCGCGATTACCTCGAGGACCATGCGACCGGGGTCAAGGTCTCGGGTGCGGAATCGGCCTGCCTCGAGAGTAATCTCTGTTACCTCCGGAGTGATGACGCCACTAGTCTGCCTGCCAGGCCGGAACTGCTTAGACCGAATCGTAACCTTTCCTTCGGTGGCCACCAACCCAACATCTTTAACATCGCCAATTAAGACTGTCATGATTTATCCCCTCTCATCCGGGATTTCAAATCTTGGGGTGTACGAGTCTTCCGCCCCGGTGTCGCCAACCCCGAGCTTGTTCGAAATGTGCTTAACGATAAGACGATTGTTAGCTGGTCCGCCGAGAATCTCCCGAGAGCCATGCACCCAAGAGATCTCAAGCCGGACGACATACCCCGGCTCGGGGACTACCACCGACGTGGTGACAGTGTTGGTAACCGGGCGCACCGAATCCTGCCGGCCAAACTGCTGCGAATACAAACGCCCTTGAGGGTCATAGGTGCGTACTACAACCTCGAACCAACCCGACCCGACGTGCAAGGCATTATCGCCTGCTGCAATCTGTGCCTGGATTGACCACAGCCCGTGTTCGAGCAGACGAACCCCTCCGTCAAAGGGCTCACACCCTGTGGCAGGGCCAAGCTGATGGTTAAACGGCATGCGCCCACTGTTCTGGTTAAACTGCAGGAACCCGCCTTTAGAATGCATGTAGAAATACCCGTAGTGCAGAAACGGGTTTAGCAAATCGAGGCGGTTCGTGATGGCTTTCTGCCCGTCCTGGAAGGCCTCAGCGGCCTTTTCCCACCCCGGCGGCTTCAACCCAGCAAAAATCTGCTGCAACGGTGCCACAATATTCGCTTTACCCCACTCATCAATACGAGCAAACAAATTCGACCGCACCGGATTCGTTAACCCTAGCAACTCATTCGCGGCCGCGGACTTCACCGTATCGAGCGTTACATTCTGCAAACCCCGGATAGCCGAAACCTCCAAAGTCCCCTTAGGTCGAGTAAACCCCGACGGGTCCTTCGGCAAAGGCCTATCGATATCACTTGAATCCACCATCCGACCCACCTCCTTGAAGCTTGTCAATCAACTGCTGCTTCTGCGCTGGAGTCATTTGCGCAATTGCTTCATCGACCGAGACTTGCTCACGAGCCGACAGCACCAACTCCGGCGTGACCCCGGGCTCATCTGCAGGCACCCACTGCCCACCCATCCCAATGAGCCCCTCGTCTCCGGTCGGGGGGATGTAGAAAATCATCTGCTTATCCGGGTGGTGACGGAACCCGGCGTCGTAAATGTGCCGCGCCCATGTGCGCAGTAGGCTTGGCGGCACGATCATCGGGGCGTCCATCATCCCGCCCATGTTCACGAGGGCCCAGACAACATGTTCGACGGGGTCATCTGAGTTCATGTTTTCCTGTAGAGGAAGTGTCATCACAAAAGTCCATTCTCTTTTTGGCCAGCTGCCAATTCCTTAATCTGGTTGATGGCCCATTCGACAGGGTCAATCTCCGGCCATGAGCCGATAGTCGCTTCCCACTCATGGGGCTTATCCGCAGCCCATGACAACCGCAGCGAAATGCATTGCGACACGTCGATGCGGCCCTCCCGCGCGCCCGGAATCTCAACACCAATACGGTCACCAAGGAAAAAGTGACCCCGTCCTTGATCTCCAATGAGGTACGGAGCGCCGTCGGCTATTTTGAACTCGTGAGACACCTTTTCCTTGGTGTCCCAGAACCCCTTCCGCAGCGCAAGCAACGACGACAGCGTGTAGGCCGAGTCGCCGCCAGTCTGGAAGTTCTCCATGTAGTGCCCCCACCCGAGCCGCCTCGTCCGAAGTGGCGAGCGGAACGACATGTACGCCAAAATGGTGTCCGAATACAACGGGTTCAGGGCGGTATCTACCACCGACCCTAAGCCGGGCTGCAGTATGAACGACCCTAAAATGTTGAAAATCAACTTGTTTGTGGCCGACATGAACTCGTTGATGCCCGGCATGCTCTTGCCACCCACCGTCACCTGCGCAACGGTAGCGGGCTTGTAGGAGTACGTCGTCGACACCGCAGTGTTGTATGGGGCATTAGTGCGGTACACCACCCACGGTGCCCGCGGTTTAGTGCCCAGCCACCCTCTGCGGTACTCCGCCCTATCCGGCGGCGCATCGGAAAGAAACCGCACCTCGTCGATAACATTATCCGCCGCCTCCAACGCGGTACGGGCCAAACCATGCGCCACCGTGCCACCGGTAGCGGTTTCCTCCCACCAACCACTCTTATCAACGATATCGACAATCAGCTGCCCATTTCGGTACAGCCCCGCACCTGGCCACGGCTGCGGGTCGCCCACCAACCACCGGCGGCACTCCACCATCAGGCGAGCCTCCGACAGAATCGGCACCGCGAGATCATGCCAATACGTCATCTTCGAATGCAGATACCGAATCGGCGAATCATCAAGCAAAACACTCTTCGGCTTCACCAACACCGGCCAATCCCGGTAATCAAAACCACGCACCCATGTACGAGGGTCCAGCGGGTCTTCCGGAAGCTGCCACAGAGAACCAAACTGCCTGAATAGGTTCGCGAAGAGGGTGACCTTGAGAATGTAGGCGGCCGGCCCAATGAGCTGCCACACCTTCGGAACCTGCAGACCAGACGGCGTAAATGGATTCGGCCAACACGCCAAATGCTTGAACTGCTCATAGTCATGAAGAAAGCTGACGGTAACCGTCCGCTCACCATCCTCGTTTTGCTCAGTGGTGCAATCATCCATGGTGCCACCCCACCGAGAACCGTCCTTGTCGATAGTCAGCACCACGTTTTCCTTGTCACGCCGCCACCACTGTAAGCACCATTGCGCGAGGTGATGATCCTCCGGAAAGACAATGGTCGCCGCACCAGTGTCGTTGACGATAACCTCCGCGTCACCGGAGTATTCCCCGGCGACGCGGCCGCGCAGCTCAAGACCCGTGTTTGTCGGCTCCCACAATCGCACCAACGGCGGCTCCCGGCGCAGACGCTCCCTCTTGCCACGCTGCGCCAAAGCCGCCGCCATGATCTGGTCATGCTCGTCTTGCCGTTTGCTTACCCCCATGGGTGACGCCACCTCCGCTCAAGATGAATCTGCGCCTCCGCCCCCGCGATATTGGTAATACGCCCATAGGTTTCCCGCAGGATTTTCGCGATGGCCTCTCCCGTAAACTCCGAAATCTGCTTTGACGTCAGCTCCGGAACCCAGTCCGGGCGGACACCCTGCATCCACTCAGATACGCGTCGGCCTATTTCCTCCGGTGTCAACGCCAGGAAATTCCGCAGCCCCATCGTGCCCACCAGTTGCTCGAGCTTTTGTGCGATCCAGGTGCGCACAGCAGGGTCGATAATCACCGGAATCAAAGGGAACGGGTCAACGCGGACCGGGATTTTGGTGTCCGGAGTAAATGGCGGAATCTGGTGCATGAAAAACTGCCCGTTCATCAGTTCCCATAAGGGCTCACCATTCGACGTAATCAGCTCTTGTATCGGATCGGTGTCCACCAGGGCAGTCGACCCCGTCGCCTGGAATGGAATCCATACAACACGGTCCTGGTCATGTGACTGCCCAATAGGGATGTCACCTAAGCCGAATTTGGCAGGCGAGGTGAGCGTCCACTTCGGCCAGACCGGAACATCTGTCGGATTGTTGACCGTCACGGAGCCGGAAAACCAGTTCGACCCGTCGAAAGTGAACGTGTCCGTGTAGATGACCGGGTCAACCCAGTATGGGTTGTGCGCGATCAGCACGAATTTTTTCACCATAATCCCCTGTGAGAATGGGTCTAACCCATCTTCGAACTGTGGATGTTCCTCGAGGCGGACTCGCAGGTGGCGCTCCCCTGACTGTTCAGTACGGACCACCAGGGTCGCGTCAGCTGTCGGCGAGAATGCGCGGCGGAACCGCGACTCCCACCGCTGCCAATCCGTATCGAAGAACCCTACGCGGAGGACAACATGCCGCTCGAGGTCTCGGGCTCCCAGGAACGACGAGCCGGGCTGTCCCACGCGGGCTTTATGCGCCGTCGCCAGCGGCGCATCGTAGAAGTCGCCGAGCGCGCCCTCCAGCAGGCGAACCTGCGGGTGCTCCCCACGACCATGGATGGGCCATTTGGACCCATCTACGCCGTGAACAACTAGTTGATAGTTATCGTGCACCGATTGCTCCCTTACTTCTCTTCGCCTGCTCGCGGCGCATATCGGAGTACATGCCCTCACGAGACTGCGCGTAGAAATTGAACGTGTCCCCACCCGCGCCCGCGGCGCCGCCCACAGGCTGCGGCACCGGAGGAACCAGGGCGCTTAGCACCGCAGGGGGAAGAAATGACTCAGCCTGAGCCGTCAGGTCACCCACCAAAGGCGAGTGAATCAACCCGGATAGTTCCTGGAACGGGGACTTCAACGTCGTCCCGACAAGTTCCTTTCCGTACTGCTCGAAAGCGTTCGTCACTCCCCACGCCACTTCGCCCGCGTACCACGACGCAGCGTTAGTAGCCAGGTCGCCTCCGCTTGCAAGCGGGGCAGCCAGCATCCCCAAACCAGGAATCTCCGCCCCAAGAGCACCCAGGCCCGAGGTGGCGGCACTAGTCACTGCGCTACCGGCAGCCCCTACCGCGGACGTGGTCAGCATCTTCGCGGTATCCGCGAGGCTGACCTGATCCATCAGCATTGGAAGGGCCTTGTCAACGACGCTTGACGTCGCGCCGTCCTCTGGGGCAGGCGGCTGCTGGATTTCTACATGCCCCTCCGGTTGCTGGTCGGCAGGCGCCGCCTGCTTTTCAGCATCGGACAACATCGGCAACTTCGTGTACACCAGGTCTTCGAAGGCCTTGGTCTGCTCGGGAGATAGCACCCGCTCGGGCTTGAGCGTGTTCTTGAGCATATGACCAATACCGCTCGCCCGACCACCACGGTCATACCAATTGTTGGCTTGCCAGAACTCTTGCGCCTTGACAGGAGACCCGTACCGGTCCTCGATATACCGAGCCCCGGCCTCCGCCTGCTCAGCCGGATCAGCAGACCGCGACGGCAAATACTCCTGCAGCGTGCCCGAGGCTGGATTCAACTGGAACAGGCCAAAAGCCCCCGATGACGGGTTAGTAGCATTCGGGTCCCAATTCGACTCGTGCGACACGATGAAATCAATCGCGTCCCACTCCGCGCCCGTATCCCATCCGCGAGCCGAAAGCGCCGTCTTCACCGCTGATTTCACATCTTCAGGGGCGGAAAGGTCTTCCTGCCCCTGCAGGGTCTCCGCATCAGGCTGAGCAGGCTCCGTACTCGCCACGTTTGAGTCCGCGCCAGATACCTCGCTCGACTCTGCTTCAGCAACAGTCTCGCCGGCATCGACGATTGCCTGGTCCGCTTTCGCAAACTCTTGCTCTGTCTGATTCGGCTTAGTCGCCTGCTGGAACCACTGCTGCCCTGCTCTGATGATTGGCGGCAACTCGTTCGGGATTCCCAGCACACCGAGCACGTCAGCGACCTGCCCACCAACTAAAGCGGCAACGACAGAGCCGCTAAGATCCGACCAGGTCGACGCGCCACCACCAGACACAACGGTCTCAGCTTTATCCGATAGCGGCACCATCTGCTTGTCACCGTCAGAACGGCGCGCATTGCCGATACCGCCACTAGGAACCGGAGAGCCGCTAGTGCCGTAGGTCAGGGACTCGGTTGAGGACGTCGAATTAATCGTTGGAATCCACGCGTGGTGCGTGAACTGCGGATCATCCCACGCTGCAGCGCCGCGGCCAATCGCGCCGCCACCATTGCCTCCACCCATTTCGATGTTTGTGCCATCAGGTAGGGTGCCGGAGGTGTGGCCAAACTGTCCGCCGCCGTTGTCGTACCAGCCGATTCGGAAGGTTCCCGATGGGCCAGGGCCGATATTCGCGCCGTTAGACCGCAGCCAGTTCAGCTGGGTTACCGTCGAGAATTTCCGGCCGTAAGGGTCGAGCCCCAAGCCGAACGCGGCCAAGTGCCCCTGAGTAGATGAGCAGTCACCCCATTCACGATCAGCTGGGCTGTTCGTGTACGGGGCACCGTCGAGACTCCGGTTCATTTGGTAGCCGCGCGACGGCAGCCCCATAGCGAAGTCCTTCAGCTCCCGCGCCGTGACGACACCGCCATCAGCATAGCCAGGGAGCTGACCCTTGAATTCCGCCAACCGCGGGTCATCACGGTTAATAGCGTCAAGCAGCCCGTTGTACTTCGACGACGAACGACGGTTAATAACCCACTCGCCCGCATCCACGCGAGCTGTGGGCATGCCCGCCGCGTCGACGCCCAAGATGCCATCAGTAGTGTGCGAGCCCGGCGCGCCGACGGGCAGGCGCCCGCCGGTCGCGTAGCCTCCGACAACACCGCCGGCTGCGCGTCCTTCTGAAGTGAATACGTCCTTGATGGACCGTACGACGCTCATTCCGACGGACAGGGCTTTGCCTGACCAATCAGCCCATAGGCCTCTAAGCCAGCGATCTGCCTCCACGACTCCGTCGTGAATGCCATCGTTGTTGAGGTCAGCAACAGGCGTAGGTCGCTCGGACGCAAGGTCGAACACCTTCGATAATGCGATTTGCTGTTCGGTCGAAAGCTGGTCGATGTTCATGTTCGCCGCTGGGGTCGGAGTCTGCCCATCGAGGAGTCCGACCTTTTGCAGCGCTTCAATCTGCCGAGCATCAAGTTGGCTGATGTCCATGTTCGCCAACGGAGTCGGACGTGCCAGGTCCACAACATTGAGCTGATACTTAGCCGCCTCCGCTGTCAGAAACAGCCCAGACGCATCAAGATGCGCCGCCGGGCGAATATCCATCGACGACAGTCCTTGCGCAGACTGCGCAAAGAAATCCAGATTAAGCCTCGCCTGCTCAGTATCTGCATGCACCATGACATCCTTAGACCCGGGAATTTCCTGGATCTTAAGGCCCATCAGTTCGAGGTTGTGGCGTACCGACTCGGTCGGAGCGGTAATTTTGACGTCCTTGCCCGGAGGAACCGCCTGCAGCGCTGTGTTCACAGAGCTGATCTGTTTAACCGACTCCTGCTCTCCGGAGACTCGGACCTTGATGGTCTTGTCTCGCAGCGACGCATCCAGTTTTTCCAAATCGCCTTGATCGTCAACCGTGACCTTCGCCGTGCCCTGCTTTTCGTCGAACTCTTCGACCTTGAAGCCCAGCTTCGTCAGCTCATCGGCGGCTTCCTTCGTTGCGACGTTGACCCTGGCGGTTACAGGCTCTCCGGAGAAGTTATTGAACTTCTCCTTCACGCCTTGCAGCGACGCCAGTGCCTCGTCGGAAGTCAGAGCGACCGTAGTTTCAAGCTGTGAGGGAGTCAGCCTGTAGGTGTCCAGCATCAGCTGGTACTCCTGCTCAGTCATGTTTGACTGTTCGGCAACCTTCCTCAAGGATTCTTCAGTACGTGCGAACACCTCAGCCGCCGGTTCGCCCGCTCCAACCGCGTCACGCATCGCGTCACCGATGCGCATCACCGCGTCATGTGCCTCCGCGCCTGCGGTCGTCGTCGTGTCGAACGCGCCGGATGCGGCCAGCGCAGCCCCAGCAAGCTGGTCCATCTGCTGCGAGACAGAATCGATGACACCTGTGAGCTCTGCGTTAGCCTCGGCGGCAGTGAGTTCAACTCCAGCTAGCTCCATGAACGCACGGTTGAGTTTATTCGCTCGGTCTCCAGCGGTTCCGGCCTGCTCTGCAATATCTTTCAGCGCCGCAGACATGGTCGCGCCTGCTGGGCCCATTTCGCGGGCTCTGGCGACCGACTGCTCGATCTCGCGCCGTGCGTGTGCCAACTCATCAGCCGCCCAACGGCCGCTTTCTCCAGAGCCCCGCAGGTTCTGCATGAGCCGCTGGTATTCCGGGCCACCGTTGGCAACAATCTGGTTCACATCCGACATGGAGTAGCCCATGTCGCTCAGCGATGTTTCCAGTTGGTTGTACGCTGCACCAGTGTTCTTTGCGAGCAGCGCCGCCTTCATGTTGGTGTCTGTCTGGAGGACTCCCCATTGATACATCCACCCGGAGGCCTGTTCACCTACAGCCATGAAGTCGGTCAGCTCGGCTTTAGCAAGCTTTGTTGCCGCGGCAAGACCCTGTTCGTTGAGCGCTCCCGTAGTGCCAGCAACTGCTTCTTTGAGTTCACGCTGGGCAGACGAGACCTCACGGGACTTCGCGGCCAGCTGCTTTTGGACTTCCTCCGCCTTCGCTGACTCATTCCGGAAAGTGGTCACAGCAATCGCGGCGCCAGTGAATGCCAAGCCCCAGGGCCCGCCGAGCGCACCGACCAAACCGGAAATACCAGACTTGAGGACGCCAAGACCACCAGCTGCAAGGCCCTTCGCAGCCGCCCCCATCTTCGCAGTGGATGCTACGAAGCTGTGGCCCGCCTGCTGCGCCATGAAATCGATAGAGGTGAACGCAGACTTCGACTGCAGCGCGTTAGCCTTAGCGGCCGCAGCCGCGGTCTTGTGTGCTGCAGAGACCTGCATCAGCCCGGCGGAGGCGTTCGTGTAACCGCGGCCCATCGCCTGCAGCGCCGAGTTCGATGATGTCCCCGCGTACTGCATTGCCGCGGAGAAGCGACTGATTTCCTGCCCGGATGCCTGGTAGTAGGCGCGGATATCTGCCACGCCCGCCCGAAGGTTCGACAGAGCTTCGCGCTGTGGCTTGACAGCATCCGTAACCTTACCGAGCAATCCAGGCACGGTCTTGAAACCAGTCCAGGCGGCAACTGCTGCGGTGACGAGACCTGGGTGCGACTCCATAATCCCTGCGATGGACTCGAGGGTTGGAGCCAGTGCGCTGGCTACCGCGCCGACGGCCTCCAAGGTCGTGAGAAATACCTGCCAAGTGCCGATACCGAGTGCTGCGGAAGCTTTACCGAGAGATACTCCGATGCTGGCAATAGTTGGGGCTAGTTCGACTGCGGTCTGGCCTAGTGATGCCAAGACCTGCCCGGTTCGAGCGACAGTCGACGAGTCCCGAAAGGCTTCGAACGCGCCCTTGGCTTCACGGCCGAAAGACTGGAGTGCGGGGACGGCGGTCGAGGTTAGCCACCCGTCGAAGCGCTGCATGACGGGCTTCATCCGCCCATCCATTGCGTCCAGAGCGGAGGTGACGCCGTTGATACCGCCCGCGGCGCGGGTAAACAGCGGCCCGGCTAAGGTCGCACCCAAGCGGCCCGCGGCGGCGCCCATGTTCCGTAGCGCACCCTGCACCGTGTTACCGGCCTCGAGCGCAGCTCCGCCCATACCGCGGCGCATGGCGCGCTCGAAAGTGGCGAAATCAATCTCGCCCTTGGTGACCATGTCACTAATTTCGGCTGACGTTTTTCCGGTTTCCTCGGCCAAGAGCTGCAGCACTGGCACGCCACGGGAGAGCAACTGCATCATGTCATCGCCCTGCAGCTTGCCGCGCGCCGCGACTGACCCGAAGATGGTGCCCATCTCGCCCATGGTCGCGCCTGCGATAGTGGCGGTGTCACCCACCGTCTTGAGGACCTGCTCGAGTTCCTTACCCGGCTTGATACCAGCAGCGACCAGGCCAGCCGCTGACGACGCCGCTTCCTCCAGGCCAAACGCCGTGCCCTTCACGGAGGACAGAGAATCCTCCATAATACTGCCCACGGATTTGGCGGAGTGCCCCAGGCCCTTGAGCTTCGCCTGCGCCTGCTCAATCGAGTTCAGACGGCCGAGGCCCTTAGTCAGCCCAGCGCCCAATGCGGCACCAGCGGCCGCACCAACCCCCAGTGCCGTCTTCTTGACCACGCCACCCATGGCAGCCGTGAGCTTCGAGCCCATCGCCTTGCCTGACTTGTCGGCAGTCGACTCCACCGACCCCAATGCCTTCGCCACACCCGGCGCGACCTTCGATGTTTCCGGCACGATAGACAGGTATGCGGTTGCCAGCTCGATTGCCATGATGTCCTCCTAGCGTGAGGTTGTTTGTGCGCGGCGTTTGCGCAGAGAAGCGCGAATTTGTGCAAGTTCCGCGGTGGAGTGCGGGGCGCGTTTGTCTTGCTCTGCCGAGCGGATGCTCCGCTCGATGGCGGACAGTATTGGCTGCGGCCGCGGCCCTTTTCCGCCCGCGCGCTGCCAGTTGGCGCCCGCGAGCATGTCGATGCTGGTTGCGAGTAACCATGCTTCAGTAGTGCGGTATGGGGCCATGCGGTCAGCGACCGCTCGGATGGCTGCGGTCGGGGGCGCATGTTTGATGAACGCCGCCAGTTCGTGCCACGACAGGCGGGTTGTGCCGAGGTCGTGGATAGAGCGGCCGGCCATCATGAGGTCGTAGGTCAGCGCCGACTCCACGCCTTCCTGTTTTAGGAAGCCGCAGAGTCGGAGGATTCCCCCAGGGGAAGGTTGGACTGGTGCTGCCATTCTTCCCAGAGCTGCTTCTTTTCGGCGTAGACGAGCTCTTCGGTGAACTTTGCGGCGTTGTCGATTTTGAGCATGCCGATAAGGGTGTCGAAGAGCTCTGCGATGGGGCGCTTGCCCTGTTCGACCATGGTTTCTTCTGGGTTCGCGGTGATCCACTCGCTGAATTCTGTGAATACTGCGTTCGGGATGAAGCCCATCTTGGGGACGTCGAAGGTGTGCTTTTTGCCGCCGACGGGAATGTCGACGGTGAAGCGGGCGCGCGGGTCGGAGGCGGGAATAAACTCGAAAGCCATGATCAGGCTCCTAACTGTGTGAGGGGTTTTGAAAGCTTGGAGGGGTTACGAATTTGTGGAACGCCCCCTGCCGTTGCACCGTGTGAACCCCTCAGAAAACGCGGGCAACAACAAGTGACAGGGGACGAGAAAGAAGGTGGCTATACGCCTAGGTCTTCAAGACCGAGACCAGCCTCGTTAATCTGCAGAGTCAGCGTCTTCTTCGCCGTCTGCTTCTTCGAATCAGTCACCGTCACGGTGATGGACTGCTCACCAGTCTCAGTAGGAGTACCCGACAGTTCGCCTTCCTCAGACAGCTCCAGCCCCTCCGGGAGCTTCTCAGCTGTGAAGGTGTACGGGCCAGTTCCACCGGACGCAACAATCGAAGCGGAGTACTCTTCCTTCGCCTTAGCGGCCTTGAGAACACCGGTGCTGATTTGCAGCTCGCTCTTACCATCATCCTTAGCGATGTATTCGATAAGAACATTGCCGTCCTTGTTCGGGAACGCCTTCACGGTCAGCTCGTACTTGACGATATCGGAGTGGACGTTAGCGATGTCGCCGACGGAGACGACCTGCCCAATCTCCATGACCTGGCGCTTTACGCCCTGGTCAATCTCGTGGTCGAACACGAAGGTAGAGCGCGGCAGCTTCGCCTTATTGTGCTTGACAGTGATATTGCCAGCCTTGTCGGTGGTGACGTTATCGTCACCAAACACCGTCTTCAGAGTCTCAACATTCCGGGACTCGTAAAGAACAACAGTGAACTCCTCACCGAAGTCAGTCTGCAGCGTGTAGGCAATATCACCGCCGTAGGCCTTAACGTCCTCGGTGTCACGCGTGATTGCCTGGGTTACACCATCCTCACCGACAATTCCCTGATCGATGAATCCCTTATCGAGTTCATCAGCAGCATTCTTCGGCAGCTCGGTTCCAATCTGCGCACGAAACATTACTCCGTTGCGGCCGGGATTGGAGCTGGTGATGTTACGAACATCAGTCATCTTTATGCCTCCTTGTGGCATGAAAAAAGCCACCCATAAAAGGTGGCTGAAAAGTTTCAAATAGTTAGTGTTGAGCGCGGCGCAGCGTTGAGACGAGCAGCTGCCCAGCGAACTGAAAGCGAACCAAGTGAGGTCGCTCCGGGTCAACCAACATCTGCGGGGCACCAGCAGACTGCCATGCGCGGAGCATGTGCCCGCTAATGCGGATGCCCGCCCACTCTTGGCGGTACAAGGCGTGCCACACCCGTCCGGCTAGCATCTCAGCGGCGAGCTGATCCGGTGCGTAGCACTGCACGCTAAACGTCGCAGCATCGGTAATCGCGTTCTGCAACACACCACCGACGCGCTGCACCACCACGTACTCCGGCGGCGCATCACGCGGGTACACGGTGCCCACCTCGAGCCCTCCGATTACGGAGCGCAGCAGGTCGACCGTCAACAACTGAGACGGTGGGCTAACGTCCTGCATCGACACTCCTCAAAATCGTGTGGTGCTTCGCGTCTTGCGCCTTCGCCTTCGCCGTAGCGGTAATCACCGATGCCCGGTGGCGGGTCTTGCCCTCGTACGAGCCAGGCTCGAAACCAGGCCCCGCAGCCTCTGCGATCCTTCCCGCTCTCGCGTTAAGGTCAGCGACAATACCGGGAGCACGGCGAATCTGCTCGAAAGCTTCGCGATTCCATTTAATCTTCACCGCTTACCCCTCCATTTTCTGGCATCGGCACTCCACCAGACCTGGAACGAACCAAGGGTTGGCATCCCAGTTTCCCGGTGGTTCAACTACCTCATAGGTACGGTCGAGATAGAAAACGCGGTCGCCAGCTGTGATCCCGACAGACGATGGCGCGTACACAACAGCGTCATAGCGCGCTGCCTGCGGGTGAGTCACGGTGGCAGCCCAGTCGCCACCCACCTGCACCGCGAAAGCCATGACGCGCTCCCGCTCCCAAGAGGGGCGAGGGTTTCCGTAGGCGTCACGGCCACCGCTACGGCGACGTAGCACCTCGATGGGGATCGTGCACTCGAAGCTGCTGGCTACCATCCTGTCGCCTCCATGCTCACAGCACCGTTGGCGCTGAAGTCTTGAAGCGCAGATTCCAGCATCTCGCGCTCCTGCCCCGAAAGGAACAAGTCACCATCCGGGTTTCGATAACTCGTGGATTGACTGAACGACCCAGCCGATGCCTGCTGTTGCGTGATTCCGCCTCTGTCCGTCGCCGCGAGAGCGCGCTTGGCCATAGCCACCGACACCAAAGCGAGTACCTTTCGAAGCGGCTCGTCCGGCACCGGCGGTATCTGCGGGTAGCTGGCGCGCAACCACGCCTCAGCATCGTCGAGGACCGCCACGATGGACTCGTCTCGCACTGATGCTGGGGCGTTTTGCCACCGCACCCGCACATCATCAACGGTGGCAAACACGTCTACTCCTTCGGAGTCGACAGGCCAGAGAGCTTCACCATCGCCAACGGGTCCGTAACACCGAAAGCGACAGTAGCCCACGTCTGCGACCACGTCGTCTGCGTCGCCGCATCGCGCCACGTCTCGGTAGAGATCGGCGACTCGACGCCCATCACGCCGACCATGCCGGCCTGAAGCACAAGGCCCTCGCCCTGCTTCATCGCATTGGTGGTATGCAGAGTCAGGCCGAACGTCGTCAGCATCTCCGCATAGTTTCCGACGCCAAGAACCAACTTCAAGTTCTTCGCATCAACTGGGTTGAGCACCAGGGTGTCGGCAGTGTAGCCGAGATCGGTCTGCTCGACGGCTAGCTGCGCGTCAAGCAGGTTGTTGACGATTTCGCCCTCGCCAGTCTTCGCGGTCTTAGCGCTGGCCTGCACCTCGGCGGCCTTATCCCAACCAGACGAGGTGACCTCCAGCGAGCCCTCCACAGCCTTAATAGCCGCGTTCAAGGCAGCGATGCCGCGCTCGTCGAGATCCTTCACCATGGTGTTGGACACCTGGGAAATCTTACGCTGCAACAGCGTCGCATCGTTACGGATACGTGCCTCGTCGGTGATACCGAACTTGCCGCCGGTCTTCTTGACCCGCTCGACGACGGGTTCGCCGTCCGGGGTGTGCAGAATCGGGAACTCAGCACCCGGCGCGACGACACCCGGCTTATCTGTGGCGGTGGGCTTGTTCTTGACGAGCTGGTCGAACAGCAGCGCGCCGCCGGAGGTTGTGACGTTGCCGAAGATGACCTTAGAGAGCAGGTCGCGCTCGACGAGACGTGCCGCATAATTGTCGATGCGGGTGGGCTCGTTGAGCATCATGTCGATAGTGATGGCCCCTTTTTCGACGGTGGGGCCTGCAAGCGGAAACATTGGATCGCGTGCCATATGTGTGATTCCTCCTTAGTTCAGGGCTACCGTGACGGTGCCGCCGGAAGCCTTGGTCAGCGCGGTTCCCACGACGGGGCCCTCGGATGCGCGCTTAGCCTGGCCTGCGCTGTGTGTCGAAATCTTGTCCCCAGCGGTAATCATGCCGTTGGCTGCAAGTTCGTATATTCCCAGCCGGTAGATGGTGACATACTCGCCTTCCTTCGCGTCGTGCGCTGCCACACCGAAGGCGACAGCATCAGCGGTGGCAGTCTTGACGACGGGGTTCCGGCCGTCCATGTCGGCAGCGATCATCACGAATGTGCCCTGGGTGATTGCGCCCTGGGCCTTACCGGTCACATTGGTGGCTGGGGTGAAGTGCATCGGCGTAGAAGCCATTGCGTCCTCCAATCAGATAGTGGGTAAAAGAAAAGGCCAGCCAAGTGGTTACACTGGCCAGCCTGCAGGAAATGCGTTCGGCGGAGTCTCACGCTCGGGTCGAATCGCGGCGCCGAGCTGTTCGACCGGAGTATTCGACGGCGGCCGCGTCTGCTCCTTCTGCATCACGGCAAGCCGCTTAGCCCGGTCCTCGATCTCTTCTGGGCTACCTGAGCCCAGTAGGTCGTGGTTTTCCTCCGCGATACCGTACTTTGCTGCCAACCTCAGTCGAATGTTCTCAGCCTCCAGGGCTTTGAACTGTTCGTCGCGCTTAGTCAGCGTTTCCTGGGTTTTCTGCAGCTCCGTCTTCTCTGCTTCCTGCTGGGTGCGCCAGCTCTCCGCATCCGCGCGCAGTTCGTTGCGCTCGGTGCGGTAGCGTGCTGCTTCGCGTCGTGCTTCTTCGAGTTCCCTGCGGAAGTGCTCTGGCACGGGCTGCGAATCAGCCGTATCCGGTTCCTCCTGGGTTCCGGTGTGCGCCACCTGCTCGGCGCTGGTTTCGGTGGCGGTGTTTTCCTCCGACATGAGTAACCTCCTGGGTTGCTTCTGTTTTCGGGCATAAGAAAACCCCGCCACCACCTGGTGTGGTGCGGGGTAGCGCCATGGCGGGGACTCGCACCCCGCAAACGTGGCTCCTACATGGCTTCTGAATCCGATGATTCCAACAGTCGAGCATACGCACTGAAAACTTCTTGATCTCCGTGGGCGTACTCGGAAATCCCCCTCAGTAAAGCTTGCCGCTGCTCTTCTGTAATAGAGACTCGAAACTCGGCAATGTCCTCTGCTAGATAAGTGGCTGCGTCTGCAATCTCTCCACAAAAGAATCGCCCGCGCGCGCTGGAATCTTTCAGCTGAGGAAGCGCAAGCAGCTCTTCGATTGCTCGCTCAGTGTCCATCTGGTTCAATCCTCCTCGCCTTCGTCATCTGATTATTTCCGTCTTTCCCCCAGTTTATCCGTTTTTTCGCTGATTTATCATAAGCCTCAACCCCGTCGCCATATACCGGATAAGCCGTGTAAGGCTTTGACGCTCCTTTGATGTAATCCCATTGGACAGTAATCATCACTCCGTCGACTTGACGATATGCAATACGCCGTACCACACGAGATTCGATTAAATCCGGATACTCCATAGTTGCTGCAATCGCATCAGCAATATCCTGGTCTGACCAGCGCTCTGGGAAAAATGTTCCCTTCTGGCGCACGGAATCAAACGTATGCCCATCTCGTGGTGTATCCGACGTGATCGACTCATCGCCACGATTCCAGCCCCACACCGAGTGCTTCACCAAATCCGACAAACGCGGCAAAGGCTCGTCATCGAAATACGGCGCTGAATTCAGCAGTTTCCCGGCCCGCCTCGGCAAACGAAGGGCTACACCCGGTGCGGTGCCACGGTACGAATACTGCCAGGCTTTCCACTGGTCAGCGCCCGTCAGGTCTCCAGCGACCCGTTCCCATTGAGCCTCTAGCTCCTTATAGGCTTGTTCGCCGTACCATGGTTTCCCTTCCACAACCGCAACCGCAATGCAATCACAGCCATCGTGGTACTTCCGTCCGTCCTGACGCTTCAGTACCGTGTCATCGGCATAGACAGGGCCCCGCGACGCCAGCATCGCGCAAAACGGACACGACTCATGCCCTGTCAAAACTCGCGCAAACCCGACCCTGCCCCGATACCGCTTCTTAGTCCGTGCATCCCTGACCTGTGAAGCCGTCACTGAATCTGCAACTGCATCTCTGCCTGCCCGGCGCGCATGGCGGGTCAATGAGCGGACGATTCTGGCTTTAACCTGTTCTATGGCCTTGGGGTGGTCTGGAAAGGCGAAAGCGGGGACTGATTGCTTGATTAGCTCTCGGGTTTCGTCGTCGACTAGTTCGAGGACCACGTTCGTGGGCTTGTTTCCGAAACCGATCGCGCGCGTAACGGAATCGTAGGTTGCGTGTGGCTCGTACCTTCGCTGTGGTGCCGGCGCGATTTCTAGACCACTGTCTGCTACAGATTGCCCCATGACGGAAACGTCGTGCTCGTAGTATTCGTTTCGGTACTTGGAGACAATCGGGTGCAGTGTTTCAGTGAGGCGGTAGGCACTTTCAGCATCGGTAGGTACGCCGAATTCGTCGATGGCCCCGTCAATTTCCGCTTTTAATCGCTTATCAATTCGGTACAACGACTCTTTCGGACCGGTCATGGCTGTTCACCTCTCCTCTTTATCTATCGGCCTTCAAGGTTCTTTGCGTCAGCCTCTGGTTGCCTCAAGGAGACCGGTACTGCTCCGGTGAACTCCACGTCTTCGATTCCGGCAATGCGGGCAGCGTTTTCGGGGTCAACACCAGCGCGAATCAATACGCCCAAAGCATCAGCCTGTTGCTTCACCCCCCCCTAGCGCCGCTTTGTCTGAGCCAGCATCGAATAAGCCGCTGCCTTGGCTGGCCTGCGCATCGCGGGCGCGCTTGACACGCTCGTGCGTCCACCCCGGAATATCCGACCACAATTCGTCGGCAGGAACACCAAGCATGGTGGCAATCTTGCCGAGACCATCCACCGTCTGCGCGAACGACCGCGCGGACGTCTCCGCCCACTTCACCTCGGAGGCGAAGTCCGCGGCTTCTTCCTCATCGCCGGCAATGTGAGCGCACAACCGCAGCATCTGCTCATGAGACTCACCAAGCGACGTCTGAATCTCCGACGCCTTGCGGTCCTTCGACGTCTCCAACGCGGCTAGCCCATCAGCAGAGATGTTGCTAATCGCGTTCGCACCAAGCGACTGCGCTGGAACCTGTGCCACAGCAGCAAAATCACGCACACTCGACTCACGGGCCTTGATGTACTGCGTCAGGTCCGTCTCATCGAACTGTCCGACCTTCACATCCTTGTTCGCGAAGGTCCATGTGTCCGAAACCGCCTGACGCATCGCTTCGTATTCGGACTTCGGAGCCCAGCCGGTGACGTAGCGCTGCTTGAACGCAGCCCAGTACTGAGCGACGCCCTGCTCATAGTTCGTCCGGTCGATGCGCTCCGATAAAGCCAGTAGGTGCTCGATAATGCCGTTGGTTTCCTCCCCATCGGCCATCATGCGATCCTGATACCGCACAATTGGCGTGACGTTTACGCCATGTTCGCGGTACTCGATGAACGGCAGATTCTCCGGCGTCAAGAAGTACTTCTGCGACCAGCCGCTGGGATCCTTCGGCCTGTTCTCGACGCCGAAAAAATACACCTTTTCTTCGTCGTAGAGGCACAAGTGCCCGTTTTCGTCTGTCACCATCGCGATAATGGGGAACTCCGTTTGCACGGCGTCGCCAGAATGCGGCCACGCCATGTCCTCGCCGTAACGAGCCACTAGACGCCGCGGTGAATGCACCCCGATACGCGCACCTCCGGACGACGACGGCAGCACCGACGCATAGGCAGTGCCGTACTGAAGGGCAGCACGATGCAAGCCAGTCTGGCGCGCATCCATACGATTAGCCTGCCAATGCCGCCACGACCGCGCCTGCACCGACCCATCAGAAAAATAATTCTCGACCTTCAGCGACTGCCCATAGGTATCGAGAACAAGACCGAGGAACGGAGTCTGGGACATCTTCGCAATCCGAAGGTGACGGTGATAATTCTTGCCCTGGCTCACATCCATTCGCCGCGCAGCCTCAGCATCCGACCACGGGCGAACCGCCCGACTAATCTCATCAAACCGCCGCCGCTGCTCCGCATAATCCTGCAACAACGCCCGAATAGCGTCACGAGCCTGCAACTCGTTCATACCGCCCACCTCCTAATAGAAAAATGCCCCGTCGTCGACGGGTTCAACCTTGTACGTTGGATCAGACTTCACGAGGCGATAGACCATGCGCGCACCGATCATGCAAACGCAGGCGTCAATCTTCTTCTGCGATGCCCTCGATTCCTTGCGCACAGTCTCGCCATAACGGCCCAGATGCCGCTGCGCATTACGGACATGTTCACTCAAGAGCGGGTTACCGTCGTGAGTAAATGAGTGCTGGACAATCTCAGCCGCGGCTAATTCGCACGCCTGCGTGAAAGGAAAATCCTTACTGCGCATATCCCACGCAATCGGCTCCGGATGCCGCGACCCCGGCGACGCCCACACACGCAGGCTGTCACCGAATCGCTCCGGCCAATCAACCTTGACGAATGACTCCCACTCGCGAACGTCCGCGAAAAACGCGACGACCTCGAAACGGTCAAACGCTCGCTGCACCGCAGCGTCAACCGCCGCGATGTCGACTGTCCCGTCAGGGGGCGGCGCCCACACGCCACACGTGAACACATGCCCGTCCTCCATACAGCACCCAACAAGTGCCGTATGGTCATTCGACAGAGAGCCGTCAAAGAACAACACGACTTCTTCACCATCGACCAGTTCACGCTCTGGGCGCGCCATCTGCGCCCAATCCTGCGGATCCGCCCACGAATCCAGCGACGCCGTCGGCCAATTCAAATACTTCCGCTTCGAATCATCCGGCCTAGCCTTCGGATGCCAAATACGCGCCACAATCGCGTCCAAGTCCGCCCACGGACAGTCCTCGTACACAAAAGCCAGCCCGGCGCGCAGGCTGGCTTCGTCGGCAAGGTCGGTGGTTGGTGGTGCTTGGCGTGCGTCGTAGAGGATTTTGCGGTCTGATTTTGTGCGTCCGTCTTCTTGGAGGGTCCATGCGTCGAATGTTTCCTCTCCTGCTGAGCCGGTTCCTGGTTTCCATGCGTTGAGGGTCTCAAGCATGCGGGACCCCGATTTCGCGAGGTTGTCGAGAAGGGTTCGGTGTAGTTCGATTCCGCCGTTAGCGTTGGTCCAGTGTTCGAGCTCGTCGCCGACGATGAACGTTGCTTCGGCACCTTCGGCGGTGTCCGCCGATGATGTGATGACTTCGAGCTTGCCGGCTGGTTCGACGTTTATTTGCGTCTTGCCGGCGTCGATTTGGTAGTCCTTGTTGAGCTGCGGTGCAGCTCGCTTAGCGACCATCGCGCGAACCATTCGCATGGTGTTTTCCGTTTGGTCTTGGGAGACCGCAGCGATCTGTACCAGTGGCATGGGCTGGGGCTTGCCGATGCACCCGCCTAGGACGCTGTCATCGAATCTGTCGAGACGGACAGGCGCGAGTAGTTCAATGAGTGCCATGACTGCCGCGAACGGTGATTTTCCGGAGCCTTTCGCGAGGCGTCGTGCCGCGTGGTAGTAGATGAACTTGCCGTCTTCGTCGACTGCGTAGAACCACAGCACGAAGCGGGCTTGTTCGCGGGTGAATTGCCATCGTTGCCCGGCGCGGATTCCGTTTGGGTGTCGGAGGTATTTCGCGGCCCAGGCGAGCGCTGACCATCCGAGGGTTCTTTCTGGAATTCCTTCAGGGAGCGTGGCGAGTCTATCGGCGGCGGCAATCATGGTTGTATCACCGCCTTGTCGCTTATCCAGTTAGATCATTCTTGTAGGTTTCCATCAGCAGGATTGCCGCTTCGGTGTTTTCGTCCATGTGTTTTGCTGCCTCGGTTCGCTGTAGCTCGATGCGAAGCCTGCGACGCGCCCCTTCGGTCGTCAGGAGCGAGTCCATCATGGAGTTAACCTGAGCGATGATGGTGGCGCGGACTGGTTCTGGCCGCTTCATCTCGTCCGATAGCAATGTCGCGCAGAGGTGCGCTGCGGCCCAGTCGGACGGTTCAAAGAACACTGACTGCCCGGAGTGTTTAAGGCTGCGGTACCAGCGTTTGGCGCTGATGTGCCAGGCCTTGTCTTCCGACAGTGGTTTGACGGCTGCTGCTCCGGCGACTTTGAGTGTGGCTGGTCCTGCGGGTTTATTGCGCCGCCGACGCTGGTCGGAACGCTTTGGTACTGGCCCCGGCATATTGGTTACCTCCTTGGGGTTAGTTTGCTTGGCAGTTTGCCTGCGCGGTTCATTTCGTCGATGGTCTTCACTGTGTTCGTGAGTGCTATCAGCTCTCCACGAGCCCAGACGTTCGCTGTCGTGCGAATGAACCTTGCTGCCGAATACACCTCGACTCGGCCGTAATTGCGGCCTTTTCCTTCAGGGAGAAGCCCGAAGATGTGCAGACCGTCTCCGGAGACCGAGCGCTCGATGAAAGCGCCCGGCGCGGCATCAATGATTCGGCTCGCCCATCGTTGTAGTTTGCCGTCTTTGAAGCAGTGATCCAGGTCGATACATGCGAAGCCACCGCCGAGCATGAACCCATGTGGTTTCTTAGCGACCTTGCTGAACTCTGTCCAAGTTGCTTGATTCGTCGACGACGCCGGCGAGCCATCAACTCGAAGGGGGCGCTTGTGATCCGCCATGACCCAACGGGGGCTGGAGGTCATCTCGGCTGGGTACCGGTTGCGGGAGCGCTGACGGTAGCCCTTCTGCCGACATGCTGCCGAACAGTAGGTTCTAATCCGCCCAGCGGCTTGCACTGGCAGTGGTGCGCCGCAGATTTTGCACTCTTTGTTCACACTTCAATTCTACCAAAAATCGTTACGTTTCACCCATCTGACCTGCGGTTACATTCCAAAGGTCACCAGATTTCACGGAACCGCAAAATGAAGGGTCAAAGAACTTGTTGAGCCACTTTTAAACCCGCAGGCCACGCGGTCGCAGCTACGTTACGTCCATGTAGTTTTAGGACGTGACCAGCCAAAATAGTGGAACCCGTACACAAAATGAAAGGCAATGCCGTACGGCCCAGCCGGACTCTCAAAACGAGAGTCCTCCCCCACCCCTGTGGCTACAGGATACCAGGGTGCGGCCGCTGCCAAACCGGCGCGCGCCGACGGGCCCGGGCACGCGTCGACTCCTGGCGGGTCTTACGTCGGTGGCATTGACCACACACCGCCTGGAGGTTACACAAATCATCGGTTCCACCCTCGAACACCGGAACTATGTGATCCACTTCGACAGCAACCACCTCGCACCGAGGTCCGCGAACCTGGCACTGCCCACCATCGCGGTTGAGAACTACTGCCCGAATCCGCGCTGGGGCGCCGCGCGAACGCGGACCCTTTGATTTCGACCCCCACCCAGCCACTGATCCCCCTCACCATTTCTGAACTGCACCGAAGCACTATCACGATATAGCGAAACCCCCAAACCAACTATGTCGATTTGGAGGCATGCGCTTCAGTCAAGCGTAGCTTAGCACAAGAAGTGTAAACCGCAGGTCATTCTCTCTTAGGCTGTCTGACTCTTTTGTGCTGTCTGCTCGCTGGCCGCAGGCCCATTAGCCACATCTCGATTGTCCCGATGCCACTTAACCGCGTACGCCTTACACTCAGCAAGGTTGAACTCATCGACGCCATCAGCGCGGCGCTCTGCTGTTAGTACGCCGCGCTTAGCGAGCCGACGCAATGACGTGTGGCTAATCGGAATCCCCAACAGCGCCAGCGCTTCAGCAACCTGGCGTGCTGATCCACGCTCCGGAAGCGGCGACGCCACCACCTCAACCGACTGCGCCGGATTCACCACAGCATCCACGCAACTGACCTGCCCGCATAGCTCGTCCAAACAGTCGACGGCCCACGGCATGCCAGCCACGTCATGGACCCGCTCATGCAGCCACGCCGCACACGACGCAATCCCCATCACCTCGGGTGGAGGGTAACCACAATCCGTAGCCAAGTTACATGCCCACCCGCACACCGACTGCTCTGCCTCGTACTTCACATCAAGCACCGGAACAGACAGGGGCGGACTGGACCCCGGGGCACCAGAACACCGGCCGGGGGTCGCTTCATCACCCCGGGGGCGGGCAACTAGCGCCGCATCCAGATAGGGGGCCATCACCTCCAACGAGTGGAGCATACGCCCTAACCTTTCGCGCCCAAGAGCATCCAGATACTCAACACTTGTCATTGCCCTGTCTCCTTCCGTTTCATGCCTCCTGCTGCCCGCCACTGCTCGAACTCCTCCCACAGGCTGTAACCGACTCCCAGCACAATCCACACCAGCAATCCCGGTGCCGTAAAGTCAACGCGCTCGCGCCACCGTCTAATGAGCCTCCGCATTACTTGGCACCTCCCAAGTGGTGACGCAGTAACGCAGCCGCCAGTTCCGGCAGGCCACCCTCTTCGAAAAAGACTGATGCCTCACCCGCATCGCCCGCGTTGTAAATCACCGCATCCGACGGCCACGGATCCCGAAACACAGCATCGACCGCAGGCAACTGCACCTCAACAGTCCGCGCTCGCCCATTCGCGTGAGCTAACGCGGACTCCCAATCATCGAACGCCGCTACCTTCCTCGCGCCATCCAGAATCTGCCACTCAAACTCCGGCCTCTCACCAACGAAGTTGGTCAGAGCATTAGCCAGCGTCCGCCTGAACCGGCGCCTAACCTGATACCGCTTCACCACCACAGGTGAATCACTCATGGCTGATATCTCCCATCAAAGAATTCTTAACCAAGGATTTTTAACTAAACGCCAACCCGACCCGTCCCGTCCCGACCCGACCCGTCCCGTCCCGGGGAACACCCGTTTACTACATCCCTTGTCGAACGGTTTTTTCGTCCGCGCAAGAGTTTTTGGGCACGGCAAAGGCCGCGTCGTCAGATGCGCATAGGCTCTCCTGGACGCGCCTGCTGCTGTTCGTTTGCGACCTCGCCCCTTTGCGCGAGGTGCGTACTCGAGAACTAGCCGCGGCGGCGTCGGCGACGGCGACGTGCGAAAGGCTCCGAGACATTGGCGGGGCCGGCATCGCGCACGTGCGACGCCTTACGGCCCTGCGGCGCACCACCCGCATGGTGTGCGGGGAGTGCCGGACTCGGATTGGTAGTTACATGGACTTGCTTGGTCTCGGCTGGCTGCCGAGAACTCCCTTTGGCGGCTCTACCCTCAGACTCAACCTGGCCATGGGAATCAGTATTGGGGAACTGCGGCTTGCCGGGCTCCTGGCTTGGGCCCGCGGCCGGGGACGTAGCGCGTACCGTTTTTTCTTCCTGAGAAGGGGTCACTGCCCGACTGGCTGCCGGGTTGTCCTGGGCCTCAACCTCGTCCGCGATCAGCGGATTCGGGAGTCCCTCCTTCTTGCACCAGCGCGCAACGAATCCCTCCCAGCGGGAGAGCTTCTTGCGCAGCTCCGGGCCATACATTGGAGACTCTGGTGGGTCGAGGAGCGGAAGTTCCTCCTCGGCGCGTTCGCCTAATTCATGCCGCAGCTGATTACAGCCACGGCATGCCGTCACATAATTGTCTGGGGTCGTCGGCGCATCGATGTCACGGTGGTCGTACTCACGGCCACGATCGGACTTCTTATCGCCCCAGACCACTTCATCACCGCAGTACCGGCACTGGTCTCCATCACGGAGCATGACCGGCACCTGCAGCCCAGCACGGTTTTGATCGTTGCGGCGTTTCGTTGCCTTCGACTTCGCATCGGAGCGGATGACATGAACAAACGATTCACGCTCAACGAGCATGAATTGCCGCTCACCTTCAGACTCCACCTCGGTGATAATCCCGATAGTGATCAGATCCTGAAGTACAGGCTCCACCCGGCTAATGCCGATATGCCGGACGGCTGCACCATAGGTGATTTTGTAATCCGTCCACTGCTGCGCCGAATGCGTAAACAACGCTGACGCCGCGCCTTTGAGTTCACTGACCAGACGGTCATCGCCACGTTCGGCTGCCAGCTCATAGGCTCGCATCCACTCCGGGGCCTCGTTGAAAGTATCGCTGACCCTTACCCATGCCATGGTGCATCACTCCCGGACCGGGGCTGCCCAGCAGAAATATGGGAAGCGGTAACAATCATTCTTCGAACTCCAAATCAAAAACAGGCGCGGTAACAAAATGAACCAACACAAATGCTTACGGATCTCTACAACAAGGCACTGGCAGCGCCACGGCTAATCCTCGCTTTCCTCGTGATAACCGGCTCGGTCATCACCTTCATCAGACGGATAAGGCCACATGGTGTTCGCAGAAACAGTGCGGGACAGCACCCGGTACCGCACAGGCAAGCCATACGTGCGGGCCCGCAAACTGCACGCCTGGTGCACATCTTGTGCCTGTTCTGCGCTCATCCATGTCACCCCAGCGACGCGCAATGAATTCCATGTGTATCCACCATCTGTTGACGCCACCACACAGAACTGCCTGACGGCCTTGCTATTGCTTACGCCGCTGTCACCCATCAAGAAACCTTCCCCGTTACTGCCGGCCGTTGCGCCCACGCACAAGCAGACAGCAACTGCGCTGCCGTCCGACGAGCCTCGTCGACAGAGGCGAACTCAATGTCCCCCAGGCGAACCCGGGGGCCACCACAGGCGGCCATACTCCGAGATGCCTCAACATCGCCGAACTGTGCGATATCACGGCCGTAACGCCCAACATCCCATGAGTAGCAATGCTCAACGAACAGCTTGTCCGGCCGTACGAGCTGTACTTCCACCTCGCGGGCGTACTCGTTCGCAGTACTGACAGCGTCTTCCCACGAGCCACACCATGCGATGCCGCCGGTATCGTCCTCAACAACCCACGGCAACAAACTGCTTCCCGTCTTCTTCACCTGAAGCGTCATGGCTACGCTACGCCTCCCAGCGGACGAGCGTTGACGACAATGCACTTGGCCGGCGCATCCTCCTGCAACTCGGTCGCCTCAGGCTCCCTGTGGTCTTGGCTTTGGTGTTCTGCGTCACTGTCAATCTTCTTGGTGGTCATCGCGTATCTCCTGTCCATCAATGGTTAATTGCCCTGGAATCTCAGTGCGGGTGGGGCGCTTGCGCGGGCCAAGGAATCGGTAGATCTGAATTTGGCGTCGCGTTTGCTGCTGCTCCCACCAACGCTGCGCAGCTGATTCATCTGATGTCATCTAGCTGTCGCTTTATAGTTCTTCGTCATCTCATTAAGCCGTCTGCGCTCACGCGCAACACGTCGCTGTTGCATGCGCTGTTTCTCCCGCTCAGGCATGCCTGCTCGTCGTTTGCCATGAGCACCAGCGCACACATGCCGCTGGAACAGCAAATACCCCTGAGACCGCTTCCGCAGAGCTTCTTCCGCACTGAGGAACACAGCAGCACCATGTACGATCTGCACGGTCCCATCTGGGTCAGACGATGCATCAAGGGCAAGTCGATGCCCCAATGGTGTACATGCCCACCGGATGGGGAAACCGCAGTGCCTACAAGACCTTTGACGTGGCATTTTTCCTCCTCATGTTTGACTGCTATCGGCTGCTTAGTGCTTTTCGCCGCGGTGGACTATCCGCAACACGTGGGCTTCGACCTTCATCTGGAAAATCAGCCATCGTCGGCGCATCATGCTGATTTCAGCCCCTCCATACGCTGCTTGACGACGGGAACCGCAGCCCACGCTTTCTGCGCAGACAGGCCATCCCTTTTTCGGCACCACGCAATTGCTTCCCGAAGGGTGGCCCCTAAAGACGTGAAGTGCAGGAGATCTAGCGCAGTGGCTTCCGTATCGGAGAGCTCAAACTCAACCTGCGCCATCGCATCAACGTCAGCCATAGCGACGGATGCAGTACCGGAAATGATTGCTTCCACTGCCTCACAGCGCACTCGAGCTGACTCAGCGATATGTTCTACTGACATTCCCAGTTCTATGAGCTCGAGAACATGCCCCCGAGCATCAAGCCTGCACACCTCATAATCGCCTGGCAGAACTTCCTCAATACCCACCGCGGTCTTCAAAGCGTCTTGCAGCGAATTACAGATCACGGCCGGCGGAATCCCTGCCATTGCTACCTGCCAGCGACCGTCTGAGATTCGGCGGGCGCACCGTGGCTTATCTTTCTGGTTCACCTTGCACCTCACTTGCGATGTGCTCGATGAACTCCTCAAGCTGGCGCATAACGCGCTTGTCATCCTTATTGAAAGTGACCAGGTTCTCCAAGGCCCCTCTGGTGATGAACTGCTGCCCATCCCCATGCCGGCCTAACCGCCGAGGCAGCGTTGCCGGAAACCTCAAACTACGAGGCATCTCTGACATCACATCACCGAACGACACCTCGAAATCGATCGTGGCCGGCTTCCTGCCGCCTCGAGGCACGGGGACTACTACGAGCACCCACCGATTCTTCGGTGAGCGAACCCTACGAAGCTGCTTCATGTCATGCCTCCGGCCAATACCGGGTCGCAGAAACGCCACTGTTGTTCTTTTTCATCTGAAGAACACGCTCAATGCTTTTGACAGACTTTGAAATAAAGACCGCCGTGCACAACCAAAAAATTGTTGTGATTGTCCAAATGATTGGCACAAAATTGAAATTGTCGTAGCCAGTAATGATGACCATTACAAAAGAGGATGCGGCAAGAATCAGCGACATTGCCCATTGCAATTTGTTCCTGGTATTGACGTGGTCCAGCAAATCGTAGGCGTCACGCCACATTGAGCGGCTGAACTTAACGTTTGGATTACTCATTTATGCTGCTCCCCTTGGTGCTTCTGGAAGCCCTTCGCGCTCAATGCGATGAACCTCGGTGACATGGATGAGGTACGGGCGTCGTGATCCTGGTCGACGGCGAGGACCCACGTACTGCAAACGACCTGCGTTTAAGAGCGCGTAGATATAGTTCACGTGTACTCGGAAATGCTTGGCGACTTCCTTGGGTGTCCACATCACTTGGTCTTGCGTTGGCATGGTGGCCTCGTTCCTTGCGGTATGCTTCATGGCAGTGTTCCTTTCAACACTTTCGGCCTGTCCCTGGTGCTAGCGGGGGCGGGCCCTTTTATTTGGTTTGTGAGGCGCGCAGCCAAACCGCCGTGCGAAAGGCCCACGGCATTGTGGCTGGCTTGCGGCGACCGATTCTCATATCGCCTACGCGCCAGTGCCCGGCAGAGGAATCGAACCTCTGAGTAACCATTCGGGCTGTATTTATTTATCTGCCTTTATGCTGGTAGTCATGGATATCGCAGCAATAGTTGGTAATGTCATCGCGGTTGCTTCTGCCGTGTTCGCCGGGTGGCAAGCACTCGAAGCCAAGAAATCCCGTAGAACTGCGGAGCTCTCTCAGAAAGAGGCTGCGGAGAGTTCTGATCGAGCAGCTCGAAGTGCCGAGATTGCTGCTGAAGCCCAACGGAAACTCGCAGAAGCGCAACGAGTCATGTCCGATATCGCCAAAAGGCAGGAGTCGGCGAATCGGCGAAATGTTCGGCTCGAACACTCGAATAGAAAGCTCTATGTAGTTGTCAATGACACTGGTGAGACGATCACCAATGTTGAAGTGCGTCCGACCCGCGAGGATCAAGAGCGTTTTATGCGTGATGGAACTGCTGAACGGCTCGAGCACGGTGACCGCGTCGAGGTGCTGCTCCCGTTTAGCGGGATATACAAGCTCCGTTGGGTCGACTCTGACGGCGATAAGCAGACCAAGTCAGTCAATGTGCCTACTTCAGGCGCTTGATGTAAATCGCGGCTGCGAGTGCTATGAGCGCGCACACAATGTTGATGATTAGCGAGACGGTTCCCATTTCTGTTCTCCTTTTCGTTTCTTATTTCGCCAATTTGCTGGTGTCCGACCAAGGGACTGCTCTGGGTGCCCATGTATGAAGAGGAGTGCGACACCTATCTGCGAGCTCCAACACTTCGGTAACGGTGCCGACTGCCCGGTAAGGAATCGACACTGACGTGTCGTTGTCCGTGTTGGTGATTGTGATTTCGCTTTCGGTGGCGTGGATTCTCGTGTTTCCGATTGCTGCTGTTAATTCCATGTGTGCTCCCCTTTACTGATCTGGTTTTATTGACGCAGTTGGATTAGTGTCAGCCGTTACGATTTGTCCATGAGTGAAAACGAATTCAGGCGCCTCGTAGCTCGAGTAGAGCGAGCGGCTTCGCACCGCCACGAGCTGCGGAGTCTTGGTGCCGAACATCTGAAGGCGAATCCGATTGAGCGCCGGGTTGTAGGCGACGGCGATATCCGTTCCTTTCGCCTCCATGCGACCGCACCTGTGCCAACCGAGTTGTCCCTCATCTTCGGAGAGTGGCTGTACCAACTTCGTGCCGCTCTCGATGGGCTGATGTACGAAATCGTTGTCCGAGAAACCAAGTTGGACCCTCCGCCAAATGCCGGCCGGATTTCCTACCCGTTGTGCAGATCTGCCGATGCTTTCGCTTCGTGCAATACCTATGGGGTTTCCGATAGGATTCGCCGAGCCATTGAACGCACGCAGCCCTATCACGCCACCGGAGGATTCAGCGGAAGTGCGCTGTGGTGGATTCATGATCTCGCCCGAATTGACCGCCATCGACGTGGGCATTGCCTCGTGTGGCGCATTATCGAGCTGCAGGTCAATTCCAACAGCCCGGCCATCGACGCCTCGCGCTGTGGTGTATGCAATCAGTTCGAGGCTTTCATCCGGAGTGATGAGGAGTTGAAAGCCGCGTGGATCGCGCTCCGCCGCGGCGTCGAACTCAACTCGAATGACGGAGTAGATATCACTTGGCGTCTCCAATTCGATGTAGCCGACTGGGTTCAGCGCATTCCCCGCAGCTACGGCGTTTGGAGCCTCGATGACCGAATGGCCAACGCAGAAATGTATCTCAGTAAGACCATCGAGTTGTTCGAGCAACTCTTCATCGTTGATGACTAGGTACTGGCTTAGGCCACTGTCATGGAGTCTGGTTAACATTCGTTGACGCAGTTGGCCTCTAGCGTTGGCTAAATCCATGTACTTCATCGCTGCTTCCTCCTTTCGTTTGTCGACGGTTGTTGCCCGGCACCTTCCCCAGTGCCCGGCGATTAAACTTTCTAGATATGCACTAGTTAGGAGCTGTCATGGGTTTCTTGTCCTTCTCCCCGTTCGTCTCGTTCCGTTTGTCTGTCAAAGACTCGATTCTTGGCAGCGTCTTCAAGGCACTGAACGATGGGCTTCACGAGGGAATGCTGGTCTCTATATGCGCACCGGACATTGATGACGGGAGTTATCTCGAAATCGATGTGGCTAACTTCGTGCCCGGAGTCGTCACTAAGAGCGGTGAGCACATCACCAAGGATTCGCACGTAATGTTCGCGAAGCCGCATTTCTGTGGGGCCGAGATCCCGGCTGATGAAGTCCTTGTCGAGCAGCTTCTTCATGTCATGGATGAAACTGACGGCTGCATCGTGTTCGATGTCAATGACGAACTTGTGCTTGAGCCTGATGTGGCAAAACACATCCGTCTCAACGCTCGTAGGGTCAATCCCTTTGAGGGCATCATCTTCCCTTTTCCAGGCCATGATTAGCTCCTCCTTTCGCTTGTCGACGGTGTTCTTGCCTGGCACCTTCCTCAGTGCCCGACGCGCTGTGGTGTCTTGCTGCCTTGCTGGTTAAGCGGCTTGGTATTCGGTGCTGTAGGTGATGCGTCGGCGGTGGGTTGGGTCCTTGTAGTCGATGTCCGGGTAGACGGTTTGGTCTGGTCGGGGTCGCATGATTGCGATTTGTGGGACTGCGAGGATTTCTGCTGCGCGGGCTAGGAGCACGTTTGTGAGCTTCTTCCGCCCCGCTTCGATGTTGCGCAAGTATGGTGTTGACACGCCTAGTTCCCTCGAAAAATCTGCCTGGCGCAATCCTCGGAGTTCACGGAAGTTCGCTAAAGCAGCGCCAACCTGTACCCAGTCTCGCTGTGCTACTGGTGCATTTGCATTCCCCAATTTACTCACCTCCTAATTCCTCTTGGTTCCTATCGTTGATTCCTACCATATAGGAACCAGTAGGAATCCATCAATAAATAAACCAGGAATCGGGGGGAACCTTAATGAATATGCACTTCAAATCGGAACAACACTACTGGAATTACCAGTTTGATTTTCCTTCCACCCAGGGGAAACAGTCGCCATATTCCAGGTTTTGATTCCTCAAAGTTCCTGCCACAATGGGGGTATGAAACTCCTCGGCAATGCAATGAAACAGCGACGTCTGGCACTCAACCTGACGCAGTCAGACGTGGCAGAGCTCGCCGGGGTAACGGTTCGAACAATCGGCAAGCTTGAGCGCTCGGAAGCAACCAAAGTCAAAGCCTTGACTGCGGCTGGCATCGAACGCGCCCTCCAATGGGCACCCGGCAGCCTCGACACCATCCGCGACGGCGGAGAACCCACCGAACTACAACAACCCACGGAAACAGAGGCCGTCGGCAAGCAACCACCAACCCGGCCCGGCACACACAGCGACGAGTCAGGCGGGGTTGCGGAGTTGCGGCAGTCGATCCGCGATCTCGACCAGCTGCCCGGGTACGTACAGCGGGTTGTATTGGATCAGGCGGTGGATGAGCTTCCTCGGGCTATTGCAGCGTTGGACGATGAGCGGCGTGGGCGGCTAGTGCGGTACGCGTTCGGACTGTGGGATGAGATGGGTGGTACGCAAAGCACCCGTCGGCTCGCCGTCACCCTCGACGGGCAGCCCGCAGTGTGGGAACTCCATTCCCCCGGCAATTGGGTGATGATTCGGAGTCTCTACGCTGATGCCGGCCATGCGCCCTTTCCCGAGCGGGTCGGTGGAGCTATGCCAGCGGCGATGATTGAGGAGCGCCACGGTCGACTCCGAGAGCTTCCAGACTCGCTAGTCGCACGCATCGAGCAAAGCGCCACGACCCGGCGCGTCCACTCCGACGAGATGCTCGACATGTTCTTCAGTAGCGGGGCGCTATCGAATCAACGAGACGATGCAGGACGAGCATCCCATACGGACGCCGCGGATAATGCGGGTGATTCGGCGGCGTCACCTGACGCTGATTCCGGGGATGGGATAAGCGGTTTTAACGATCACCGGGAAGGTGCATAGATTTGAGTACTCCAAGAATGACCGACGTACAGAGTTGGAACCGGGAGTCCCTCCCCATCGTCCAATTAAGCCTTGACTCGGAAAACCCGAGGACAGCAGACCCGCGACTTACCGGGTATAGCCCTCTCGAGCGAATGTTGTTAGTCGATGGCAACGCATGTATGGAGCTACTCGACGATATCGTTGCTACAGGCAGACTTAACCCGATAGAAAACATTATCTGTATCAAAGAGTCCGGCAACACAATAGTTCTCGAGGGAAACCGAAGGCTAACGTGCCTACAGGCTTGGGCTAATCCCTCGATAATTCCGGATCATTTGCCAGAGCTGGCCGAGTATCGACGGCAAGTTACCCTCATCAAGAAAAGTAGCTCCCAGGTTCCTATTTCGGAAGTCGAAGTTACGATTGCACCAGATAGAGAATCCGCTCAACGATGGATTTCCCTAAAACATGAATCAGGGAACGCCGGCCGTGGCGTGCGACGGTGGACGCCGATGATGCAAGAGTACGTCGAAAAGCGGAATAACCCCGAAAAGTGCCCTGCCACTTTAGCTTATGTTGAATTCCTATACGAGACATTCCCGAACCATGAAGAGCTTTCTGCTTCTCTGGACAAAGCCCTGAAGAAGTACACCAATCTGCAGCGAGTTCTAAAAAAGAAGCTTGCTCATCGCTATCTTGGCGTCCTGTACGAACATGGAAAAATCAACCCCCAATATCCTTACGCAACACTTCTCCCCGTCGCCTTAAAGTTGATTTCTGACCAGGCGAAAGATCATGCTCCCAACGGTGACGCTTGGTCACGAAGATTGAATAAAAATGAAGACGTCGAAGACTATTTCAACGAGTTCAAGGAGTTATGGCCTGAGAGTATTGGCGAAAAGCTCCAAGACACCAATCCAGACAATCATAGCAACCACAACATGCCGCCGAAGCCGGAGCCTGTCACTGAGAAAGAAACGGACAACCCGAAATATCCCACGAATTCTTCCCTGAACTTGCACCAGGAAGAAATCGACTTCGGCCACCCAATTCCGCAAAGAAAAGTTTCCAAACCATCTCAATCGCATGTCTTCCGTGGCTTAGACCTCACAGCTTTCCCCGACCGGATTCACGACCTAGTACGACAGACTTCAAAGTTAAGAATCAATACTTATCCGGAAGTCATCGCGACAGTAATGCGCACCATTGTTGACCTTTCTACGGGTTACTATCTCGAACAGAGAAACCTCTCAGCCAAAGGAAACCTAAACAAGCGTATTAGAACTGCCCTTTTGAACGCGGATCCCTCATCCTCTACTAACCCCCCTGCCGAAAAGTGCACCGCTAATCAGAAGCTCTTTACCGAACTTAATCGCGGTTTAGGAAACTCACTTCAGTTAAGCGTCCACTCGGCAGAACGACGATCAAGCAGCTCAGACATCCTTCACGACGGGGACCTTTTCGCCAGCTATTTGGAAACGCTCAACACGAAGCTAGCTGGTGGCCATGAACGAGAAACTACGCAATAATACTGACTCATGAGGTACCTTTCACCGCTGCGATACCCAGGAGGCAAAGCACGCCTAGCCCCCTACCTCCAGCGACTCATCAACGCCCAAACACCCCGCCCCGCCCACTACGCAGAACCCTTCGCCGGGGGTGCGGGCGCAGCGTTGAAACTGCTCACCGACGACATCGTCGAAGAAATCCACCTCAACGACCTGAATCCCGGAATTGCAGCCTTCTGGCGAAGCATTACCACCGCTCCAGAGGATTTTTGCGCACTGATCGAAGCAACCAACGTCGACCTTGAGGAATGGCACCGACAGCGCGAGATTTACTATGCAGGCGAAACCGGCGATGACCTCCCCCTCGGTTTTGCGACCTTCTATCTCAACCGAACAAACCGATCCGGGATACTCCATGCCGGACCGATTGGAGGACTCGAACAAAACGGCAGATGGAAGATTGATGCCCGTTACAACAAGGGCGGCCTAGTCCAAAGAATTAAGGCTATCGCCCCACTCAGCAACAGAATCCACGTCACACAGCTCGAAGGTCTCAAATTTCTCGAAGAAATCTCTGAGCTAGATTCGAACGTGTTCATTTACGCAGACCCTCCCTACATCGTGCAGGGGGATGGGCTGTATCTCCACGCATTCGATGAATCGGCACACGTGAGTCTGGCGGAAAAGCTCGCATTGACCCGCTCCCCATGGATGCTGACCTACGACGACGACCCGCGAATCACCGATGTTCTCTACAACAATGTTCGGTCCGCACGCTTTCCCATTGCGCACACAGCCCACAAGCAACACATCGGCACTGAAGCCGTCATCTACTCTGATTCAATCAGTGTTCCCGACCTCGAGCTAACAACGGGACGAGCCGCAGAATGGATTGCTGGCTAATGCCTGTGCTCCCCCTCCGATGCCTGTAATTACAGGGATCGCGGAAGCTCTGTTACAGATTTCAGGTCCGCCTACCAGGACGCGGCACCCCCTGATTGTGCGAAGCCGGAACAGCCAGTATTATCTCCAATGTGAGCCAGGGTTGAGCGTAAGCAAGAATACCCAGGGCAGCAACTCCAGGGACCCAGTGCGGAAGCACATGGGTCCCTGTGCTTTTTAGATGCAGGAAGAAGAATCCATGCTACTCGCGTACATCGACGAAATCGGAAGCACAGGCGCCTTCATTCACCCCAGCCACCGACGCTTCAGCGACAGCCCAGCCTTCGGATACGGGGGTTTTATCATCCCGGAGGAAAACGCCCGTGAACTAGGCGCATACTTCGCAGAACGCAAAAAAGAGTTCTTCCGCAACGAGATACCATCTGACACGGACCCCGGCCGCTGGGAGAAAAAGGGCTCCGACCTTCTCTACGCATTAGTTGCCGAAGAACGCCCACAGAATCTACGCCTTCTGGGTTCGCTCATGAAGAAGCTCCGGCAGCTCAACGGCAACCTCTTCTATTACGCACAAGAAAAACCGACCGGTAGCCCTAAAGAAACAAATTGCGGCCCAACAGAGTTCAAAGAACGTGAGGAAACAGCGATGCGAGAAACCCTCAACCGCATCGCACGCCATGCCGACTTTCACGATTCGAACGTCCTCGTCATGATGGACCAAATCAACGAAAAATCCCGCATTCAACGGTTACCGACCATGTATGCCCACATTCTAGGTAGGGCATCCGACTATCGGGAAATGAGACGCATCGTTGAACCACCTATGCACATCGACAGCGAGTTGTCGACAAACATACAGTTCGCCGATTGGATTTGTGCGCTTGCCAAGCGAGCGATTGAGTACCAGCTCGTTCAAGATTCCCGCTACCACTGGGTACCTAATTCGCAGCCATTAAAAGCAGCCCGAGGGTTATTCACCTACGAGTCAAAACTACGGCTATACCAACGCGCCATCGACGATCTCAACCACTCTCAGATTCTCAACTCAGAGCGACCGCTGTTCGAAGCAATCCCCAACAATCCGTTAACCGCGGAGAACATGGAAAAACTGGAGCGAGTGAGAGCTGCAACTTTCCGAGATCAAAAGCGATAACCCGCCAAAATCACAATTGCATCGCTGAGCTCTAGCAATAATTCTTCCCATAGCATTACCTGCGCAGGAGCACCCATGGCCACCGTTTCCCCGTACACCACGAAGAGAGGACGCCGCTGGGAAGTCCAATGGACACGACCCGACGGCCGCCGCACCCGCAAGCGCGGCTTCCCCACCAAAATCGCCGCCCAAGCATGGCTCGAAGACCAAAACACAGCCCGCCGCAAAGGAACCTGGGTAGACCCGACTAGAGAAAACACCCGCATCGATACCCTCGGCGAGCGCTGGCTAGCCATGCAAACCCACCTCAAACCCTCCGGGCTACGCTCCATCAAGAGCGTCTGGACCAACCACGTAAAACCAACCTGGGGCCAGCGCACCGTCGGCAGTATCCGACGCTCCGAAATCCAAGAATGGATCAGCACCTTCCCCCTCGGCGCCACCTCAGCCCGGCGCGCCCACAACGCGCTTTCTCAAATTTTCGATTTAGCAGTTGATGACGGGTGCGTGGCGGTGAATCCAGCGAAGGGTGTGCGCCTGCCGCGTAAACCAACGCCGGTGAAGGTGTACTTGACGATGGAGCAGGTGCGGACTCTGGCCGATGAGTCGAGTCAACCGGCGATTGTGTGGTTTTTGGCGACGACGGGTGTTCGGTGGTCGGAGTTGGCCGGCCTACAAGTTGGGGATATGAATTTGAGTGGTCGGCGAGCGTTTTTACAGCGGGCCGCAGTGACCGTCGGCAGTCGGGTTGAGATCGGGTCATTGAAGAGTCATGAGAGCCGGAGTATCGCCATTCCGCGTTTCGTGTGCAATTTGCTGCAGCCGATTATCGCGGGCCGGGGTGCAGATGAGTTCGTGTGGCCCGGCGCGGATGGTGGTCCGTTGCGGTTGCCGGGGCATGGGTCGTTTTTCCATGGTGCGCTGGAGCGTGTTCGTGCGGCGGATTCTTGTTTTCCGGTGGTGACGGTGCATGGGATGCGGCATGTGGCGGCGGGGTTGTTGGTGTCGTCGGGGGCGTCGGTGAAGGTTGTGCAGCGTCAGCTGGGGCATGCGTCTGCGGCGATGACTTTGGATACATACGCTGATTTGTTCGATGGGGACTTGGACGTGGTGGCGGATGCGATGGAAGTTGCTCACTTGAAGCTAGGTGAGCCAAAAGTGAGCCAAAAACGCGGTAGCGCATAG